GCGTCGAAAACCTTGCTCGCTGGCAAAACAAACGCGCCGCACGCCGTCGCCACAACAAAGAGATCACTGACTGAGCTTCAGGCGAAGCTCAGTGCATCGGACGTTCGGCGTTTTGACACCGCTCGCCAGTTGTTCCTTTGTGGTGTTCATGCGCAAGCCTCGCGGCTAATCCCTGCGAGGCTTGTTCGCGTTTTGACATGAGCGGCGATTAAATGACCGTCGCCGAGTTCACACAGATTTTAGTCTCTGAAATGGAGGCCGATGCATCCACAGACTTTGTGGACAAGATTTTGAAGGCTGCACGCGCTCAAGTCGCAGCGGGCAACGGTTCGCTCTCCAGTCTAACGAATACCAGCGTCAACAACAAATCTGCCGCTCGATCCATAGAGATGACCGCCGCGCAAACGCTCAAAGCCTGCCGCGATGCGCTGAAGATTTATCTCAGCGACGGCGATAACGACGACGAACTATCAACCACCTACGCGGATTTTTCCGCCCTTAGCCGATGAGTGATCTAACCACAGGCCAAGGGACATCTGCTTACGACGCGGCAAACACCAGCGCGAACCGTTCGGCATTCGTTAATTTTCCCACGAACTCACGACGCGAACTAACGCCATACACGCGGCGCGAAGTTGTGAAAAAACACCGCGCATTAGAGGCGAATTGCTCATTCGTGACGCGCATGATTCGCAAGTTTGCACGCCATGCAGTCGGCTCAGGCATTCACTTTCGTTGCCTATCGGAAGACGATGTTTTCAACGATGCGATGCGCCGCGATGTGGAAGAATGGTGGAACAATGCCGCCGTTTACTCTATCGACGGCAGCGTAGATGGCTGGGAGGCAAAACTCATCGCCGCAGAGACAATCATCCTCGATGGCGAATACAATTCAGTGATGACCGCGCATCCGGTTAGTGGCTTTCCTGCCATGCAGCCGCTGGACGTGTTCGAGATCGAAACGCCACAAGACAAACTCTTCGCGTCTAACGAATGGGATGATGGCGTGCGCATTAACGAGTTTGAGCGACCTATTGAATACGCAGTGCGGACTCTTCCGCGTGATTATCTGGCAAAAGAACCAGGCTATCGCTTCGTGCCTGCTGATTCCATGATCCACATTCACCGCAGGCGTCGCGCTCGCGGCCATCGTGGTATGCCTTGGGGTTACAGTGGGCTAAACCAGGGCATCGACGCGCTAGATTTGAACGCGCTAGTCACTGGCACGGCTAAACTTCACTCTGCGCTTGCGGTTAGCGTCAAAGGCACGGCCAAACGTGGCAAAAAAGGCGCAATTAACAAGATTGCAAACGCAGGCGGAGAAACTGGCAACTCACCCGACATCCAAGCGCTTGAAAAGGTGTTCGGTGGCGGAATGATTAACTATCTCGGCGAAAATGGCGAGATGCAGCTTCATTCTAGCCAGCATCCCGGCGCTAACGTCATGGCATTTATCGAGATGCTATTCCATCAAATGAGCGTCGGCTATGATGCGCCCTTTTCTGTCATGTGGGACATGGCACGCGCAGGCGGCACCGCTGCTAGATACGACGCAGAAGATGCTCAGAGCGCCTTCGATATGCTTTATGATACCATCGTTTGGAAGATGGTTAGACGTGAAGTTATCTGGAAGGTTTCCAAGTCCATTAAGGACGGTAGAATTGCGGCACCGAAAGACCCTCTTTGGTATTCTAAACTTGTCTTCCGTGGTCCGCGCAAGATCACCGTGGATGTTGGGCGCATGGCTACCGCGTTTAAAACGCTGACACGCAATGGCGCGATGAGTATTCCAAGATTCTTGGAAGAGCAGGGCTTGGACGCATACGAGGAGGCGCGGGATAACTACAAGTTCCTCAAATACATCAAGGAAATGTATGCTGACGGCGACGTGCCGATTGATTGGGTAATGGAGGCGACTCCAGGCTCGCAAAGTGTAATCAACGTGAACCAACCCGACTCGAATCCATGAAGTCCTACCCTCACCTCTTCGCCAAACTCTTCTGTCAGCCTTTAATGCTCCACGCTCCCACGCGGGCAAGTTTCGAGTCTGCACTACTGGCGCGCATGGAGTCGGATGTCGTGCCATCATCGGCACCGCGTGAACCGTCCAACCGCGTTTCAAACATTTACGAGCAAATCGGCAACGTGGTCGTGATTAAGATCGACGGCGCGATTGATAAGCGCATCGGCTCCATGGAGATGGACTGCTACGGTGGCGTTGATTTGTGCGACGTGGATTCCGCCTTGGCTCTCGCGCTGCATTCCAGCGCTGACAAGATCGTTCTCGACATCGCGAGTCCAGGTGGATCCGTCGTGGGAGTTCACGAAACATATTCACGCATCCTCGCTCTATGCGAAGCGAAGGAAGTTCACGCATTCGTCAATACTCAGGCTTGCAGTGCAGGCTACTACATCGCCTCCGCTTGCGACCACATTGCCGCCGCTCCATCGTCTATCGTGGGCAGCATCGGCGTGTATCTCGCGATGATTGACCAATCCCGACGCCTAGACGCGCAGGGCGTGAAAGTAAACGTCATGCAGGGCGGCAAATGGAAGACGGTCGGCGCTGATTACAAGCCGCTAGCCGACGAAGAGCGCGCCATGCTTCAAACCAAGGTTGATAGCCTTTACGCCAACTTCAAAGCCGCCGTCAATGTCCGCCGTCCACAAGTCGAAGACTCCACGATGCAGGGCCAATGGTTCGACGCCTCCGAAGGCTTCGCGCTTGGCCTTGTGGATGAACTCACGGGCGAAACTCTCGATGAATATGTGACACGCCTCCTCATGCAGTAACCAATTTTGACAACCCAAACCTAACTATCACCATGCTTTTTCAATCCAAACAGTTCGCAGCTCTTCAAGCATCATTTGATGAGGCACAAGCGACCCTCGCCACCAACGCCGCTGCACTCTCCGAGTTGCAGGCTGAGATTGCCAGCGCAACAATCATCAATGCATCACTCTCCGCATCTGTGGACGCGCTAACCGCAAGCGCAACAGAGAACGCCACTGCACTCGCCACCGCAGAAGCCGCAGTCATTGCCGCCGACGCTCGCGCCGTTGCTGCCGAAGCTGCCGTGGAAGCTCAAGTTATCGAGCGCCTCGCCTCCGCTGGCGTTGATCCAATCAAACGCGACCCAGCCGCTAAAGAAGGCGATTCGCAAAAACTCTCACTCGAAGAGTTCAACGCGCTCTCGCCATCCCAGAAGTCTAAATTCTCAATCAACGGCGGGACAATCGCCTAACATTGCAACCATTGCAACACAACCAATTCCTTAACTAACTAACACTATGGCAAATACCATCTCGAATCTCGTTCCAGCCGCATACCGCGCACTCAATGTAGTGTCTCGCGAAATGGTTGGATTCATTCCATCCGTTCAACTCGACCCGTCCGCTGACGAGTTGGCGCAGGGCCAGACCATCTACATCCCGCAGGCTCCCGCTAATAGCGCAGGCAAAGACATTGCCCCCGCGATGGCGTTCCCGACTGCCGCATATCAGACCATCGGCAGCAAAAGCCATGCGCTTTCCAAGGCTCGCGCCTTCCCGTTCTCATGGAACGCCGAAGAAAAGAAAAACCTTGGAGCGGGTCCAGGATACCTCTCGATTCAGGAACAGCAGATTGCGCAGGCCATCCGTGCCGCTGTGAATGAAATTGAAGTGGACATCGCCACCGCAGCCAAGAACGGAGCAAGCCGCGCCCAAGGCACCACAGCCGGAACCGCCCCCACGCTTGCCGACTTCTCCGGCGCGCAGCGCATCTTGGACGACAACCTCGCCCCAGGCGACCGCTACAGCGTCTTCAATTCCGCAGCCGCCGAAGCTCTCCGCAACACGTCTAACCTTTACAAGGTTAACGAGTCTGGAGACTCCAACCTCCTGCGTCAAGGCATTATGGGCGACCTCTACGGCTTCAAGTTCCGCCAATCCTCGCAGATTCAGAGCACAACCAAAGGAACCGCAGCCAGCGCCACGACCAACAACGCAGGCTATGCCGTTGGAGCAACCACGCTGACTCTCGCAGCAGTGGGCACCGGCACCATCGTTGCTGGCGACATCATCACCTTTGCGGGCGACACCAACAAGTATGTGGTTGCCACTGGCAATGCCGACGTTTCCGCCGCTGGCACAATCGTCTTGGCTGAGCCGGGTCTCCGCGTTGCAATGTCCGCAGCCACCAAGGCAATCACGGTCTTCGGCACATCGGCGCGCAACACCGCTTTCAGCCGTAGCTCCATCCTCCTCTCAACCCGTATTCCGGCCATTGCAGAGGGCGACTTGACCACCTTCCGCGAGATCATCACTGACCCAGTTAGCGGCATTTCTCTGGAGCTTCGCCAAGTTCCCGGCGACCGCATGGTCCATTATGAAATCGGCGTGTGCTGGGGAGTTACCGTCCTCCGCCCTGATCACGTCGCAGTCATCATCGGCTAACAATCTCTTCATGTGGTGTGAAGTTCGGCGGCACTCGAAAGGGTGCCGCCTTTGTTTTGACATTTAACGCCAAACGTGAATCAATTCGACTCCTTCAACGAACAATGCTTTTCCGACGCTGAATCCATGTTCGGAGTCACGCCGTGGACGATGGACGGCAAAGCCTACACGGGCATTCTCAATGAGTTTGAGGGCGATCACGACATCGAGCTGGACGGCATGATGATTGGCGTAAACGCAACGCTTGTGTGCAATAAAGCGCAATTCCGCGCCATTACGAAACCGAC